AGTGGTCAAGAAGGAAGCAAGAGTCCGCCAATTCCGCTATCAATTATTCCACCGATACAGATCGTAATATCAAAACCATCTTACCCAACATTAACAGTTAAGGTCATAGACTAATGGCAGTACCAAGTGTAACGGGCGGATTCACTTTGCTGGAAGATTGCGAGACAACACCAGGGGGAGGAAGTGGGCTGGCACCCATAGCGCCTATTGGCGGCACACCAGCAGCTTTTTCATCATACGGTGGGTTTTCCTTTGCGGGGGGGATACGAAGTACGGGGGCAGGATCAGCAAATACATCAGGCTCCACAGCGGGTGATAAGGGGGCGATATACTCCTTAGGGGGTAATCAGGATTTAAGTGTATCCAACAGATTAGCTGTAATTCACGTCACAACAAGCTCTAAATTCATGAAAGCCTTTGCCTCTAATGGCGGCATAATGATGTACGCTAACAGTAATAGCATAGGGACACAGGAGGCGGCTTGGTCTCTTTTTGGCTCGGACAATACTCCGATAGGTAATTTTAGTGCCTTTGTGGTTAATGTTAGTAGATCAACAAACTCTTACCTGCATTCAGGAACTTTTGCACCTAGTGCAGTATCGCATATAGGTTTACTAGCGAATTACACCCTTACTGCGTCTTACTCTACGGAGAGTATTGATTCTATTGGTTATGTAGACCCCTATATTATGTTGGGCGGAACAGCCGGTGATAAGGGTAGTTTTAAAGATATTACTGATCAGATATACACAGAGTATGCAAGGGTAAATGAATCTCCAACAGAGAATATCCACTTATGCATGTTTGGGTGGGGTGGGGGTGATGGATCAACTGAGACTCACTTTTCTGAGAGCTTAAAAACTTGGGAGTTTGCAAAAACTGCCAATTTCTCTGCGTTATGGGGGAAAGCTCATATAAATGACAATGACCTCGGGTATGAGTGGAATGCCTCAGCTAGTGGTGCTGTCAGCTTTGTGTTGTGTAACTGGATTAGCGAAACTCCTTTTTATTGGAACTCTATCGGTTCAACTTCTGCCGCACTTAGCTATACATCATGCGTAATAAAAAATGCAGGAGACGTTACGGTCGTTGATGGTCACACTTTCGATACTGTGACGTTTGATGCATGTAGCACTATAAATGCTACTGACCCTACCTTCACAAGTGTAATAATTAAAGACTCTTCTGCAACAGTGGCATTAGATATAACCAATGCTAGTAATATAGTTAGTGCTACTCTCTCAGGCAATACAACAGCTATGAGGTTTAACTTTGCTGGTACGGCAGCTGTCACTCTTACTGATGTAATATTTACAAGTAACACAACAGACATAGAATATACGGGTGCAGGCGTTCTCACTGTAACCATAAGCGGAGGCACTACACCAACAACTAACGCAAGTGGTTCAGGTTCAATAGTGGTTGTTGCTCCAATTTTAACCTTCAATATTAATAGCGATACAGCTTCGACACTTATCAGGTATTTTGAGAATGACTTACAAACGGTTGTAGGCTCTACAACAGGAACTACACTGGCTTACAACTACCCAGACACTGATCCAATAGACATAGAACTATTAAAACAAAGTTACGTTCCTTTCAATCGACAAAATGTAACGCCAATTGACGGTGATTTTGATGTCGTGATGGATTTTGACGAGGCTTACAACTCAGCTCATGGGCTTACAATAACGTCACAGTATGACTATGTGCGCGCCACAAAAGTATTAACTATAAATAGTGATCAGAACGCTTTAGATGTTCGGTCTTCTCTTGCAGATGTAATCCGCACAAACTCAAGTTATTACAATACAGCTTTGTTAATGACGGCTATACCTGGGTTAACTAGAGTTGATTTAACTGACGGTATGACAATTACAAGTATGGCGACGTGGAAGGGCGCAGGAATGGAAGTATTTGACTCGGCCGACGCATTAAACCCTATTGAAAAATGGGTGGCTATTAAGTCAGTCGGAACGATAACGGGCGCAACAACTCATTATAGACAAACTAATTCGGGAAGTTCAACAGCGGTAACTTTAACAAATAATGTAGTAGATGAGGCTTTTCAATATTGGACTGATACATCACACACGGGAACGCCAACGGTTGATACTTCAGGTTATCTTGTAATTAAGTCGTTTTTAGCAGGATCAAAGCAAAGCAGAGTTGATGTATTGGCTAATGCTGGTGTAAGTGCGCTAACTTCAAACCTTTATACAGTGCCAATGTCTAACGAGTCTCACAGCTACGCAGGAACAGACCCAGGCATAACAGGTGATTTAACGTTAATTGCAGGTGGTACGGTAGGTGGTAAAACGTTCGCGTATGAAATTGTAGACGCTGGTGTAAATACAGGCTCTGACATTGCCGATCAATTAAATTATAACGCTTCAGCTAACCCAAATACCGTTGTAGCTGGCGGCACAGGCCTGGCATATTTCGAATTATCAGATATGGTTATTTATAACGCTACAGCTCAAGAAACAGAATATGGTTACAAGGAAGGAACGACACCAACTTTATCAGGGTTTTATGTATCAAGGGGTGGCGCTGATCATCCAGACTTTACGCGATTTCAATCTGATGACGGCACATATTATGTTAAGCCTATTACAGCAAACGCTCAAACTAGCGATATAGTCGCAAATAGTTATTTGCAGATAATAAACAAAAGTGCCAAAGAATCTAGCGCATGGGGGGCAACAACTGCTACCTCTGTAAATGATAGAATTCTTAGATCTACTGGGGTAGGTGCAGAATTAACAACCGGGCTTTATATGAGATGTACAACTGCTGGAACAACAGCGGGAAGTGAACCCACTTGGAACACAACGGTAGGAAATACAACTACTGATGGCACGGTAACATGGACTACAATGGGTATAGCTGTTGAAGACGGCGTACAGGCTTCTGACTGGTCTTTATCGTATATAGAGGGTGAAGAGTTCCAAGACGGCGACGAAGTGCGTTATAGAGTAACGTTTGAAAACGGCGCTTTATATAAATTCCCGATTCAAGCAATAACAATAGCAGGATCAACAGGGTTTACAATTCTACTTAGTCAGGTAGATTGGGGCAATGTTAATACATGGGCGATTGATGGCTCTTCAGAAACTAGCTGGGTTAAAGACGGCACAAATATTGATATTGACATAAGTGGCAGCGGTTCAGGCACAAAAAAGGCATTGGTGGCGTGGTGGGCTTACTTAATTGCAAGTGATAGTCAGGGTATTGAGCTATTTTGGGATGCTTACGATGTTGAAAGCTCAGCATCAATTAAACAAGATGTTTCTGTTGTTGATGTAGTTATAGAAAAAACAAGTACGGGCAATTTTCAATTTACAGATAATGACGTGAGATATTACAGGAGCGATTTTTCAAGCCCTTATGATACTACCGGCAATTCGATATTTATGGATTACTCTGGCGTGCCATTGATTGTAGAAACTGGCGTATCTGGACTAACAGCAACTGAAGCAAACCAACTTGCTCTTATAGATTCCGTAGATGGAAAGGTTGACATTGTTAACACTAAAATAGGAACACCGGCAGCTGATGTAAGCGCAGACATTGCAGCGGTAAAAGCAGTAGCAGACGCAATACCAACAACGGCCATGAGAGGCACAGATAGCGCCAATACGGTAGCACCTGATAATGCCAGCATTACAGCGATTAAAGCTAAAACTGATTCTTTGACGTTTACAAAAGCTAATGAATTGGATAGCAATGTACAAAGCGTTAATGATGGGACAATAACTGGAACGGGAGCAGACCTTGACCCTTGGGGGCCGTAAATGGCTAGTAGTTGGGGTTTAAGTTGGGGGAATTCATGGGGCAACTCATGGGGCCAAATATCAACTGATCCAATTGTTGATGATAGCGGAATAATTGTAGACGGATCTATAATTACAGGGACTATCGAAGGCGGTATATTTGGAGTAGGCCAAAACTCACAAGGTGTGTTCGGTAATGGTCAGGCATTTAGTGGAGAATTTGGAACAGGAATATCAAGCACAAACAATCTAGGCAATAACTGTGTAATCAATGGATCATTTGGGCAAGGGGCGGCAACTTCAAACATACTAAGATCTAGCTATATAGCCAACAGCGCAATAAGTAGTGGCGCAGGAATAAGCAGCTCTTTTGGTGCTGGTAGAGTAACTATAGGTAGTATAGGTAAAGGTGCTATACTTGATTCAGAGCTAAATAACGGAATTATAACTGACGGTGATGTATGAGCGGAATTAACATAGGTGAAATTGGAACGCCTTTAAGAATTAATGTAAATGAAGATATAAGCGCTGCCACTTCAGTGTTAATTATTGCGCAGCCTGAAGTCGGAATAAAAAAAGAGTTTGTAGCTACTGTGCCTGCGGTAGACATAACAATTAATGGTGTAACATATTTAGCTAATCAATACGCTGAATACATAACAACCAGTGAAACAGATTTGGATTATGTTGGTAGATGGCGAATGAAGCTAAAGCCGACAATATCAAGTACGGACATACCACAAACCGACTATGTTAAATTCAGAGTATTGCCATGAGTTGTGATACATGCGTAGAAGTCAAAGACAGACCGAACACATATACAAAGTGTAAAGCGTGTAATAAATGGCGCTTAATGTCGGATGCTGAAAAGCAGTTATCAGCTAAGCCTTTTAGGTTTGGCGATAGTGGACAACCAACTAGAAACTATAAGTAAGGGGTATTTATGACAGAGAAGCTAACAGCAAAACAACAGGCTTTTTGCGAGTCTTACGTAGCTAATGGTTTCAACGGATTACAAGCAGCTATAAGCGCTGGGTATAGTGAAAAGACAGCTAAAGAAATAGCCTCAGAGAACTTGACCAAACCTAACATAGCTGAATACATATTTAAGTTTAAGGCTAAAGCCTCTGAAAAGGCTCTAATTACAACAGAGGATGTTGTTAAAGGACTTATGATAGAGGCGCAAGGCATAGGCGAAGATACAAACACATCAGCTCGCATAAGCGCTTATAAAGCATTGTCTGATTATACAGGCGGCTTTGATTCTAATAAGGTTCATAATGTTAATGTAGAGCTAAGCCATGAGGATTGGTTGGACTCTTTAAAGTGAGCGCACAAGAGAATAGGCAGAAGCTGAAAGACGACTTCGAGTTCTATGCGCGCAATTGCTTGAAGATCAGAACAAAAGATAAAGGGCTTCAGCCTTTAGAATTAAACAGCGCTCAATTATATATTCATCAAAGACTTCAGCAGCAAATCCAAAAGACCGGCAAGGTTAGAGCTATTCTATTGAAAGGTAGGCAGCAAGGCGCTAGTACTTACGCTGAAGGTCGATTTATCTGGAATACTACACATCATAAAGGTGTCCGGGCTTTTATTCTTACTCATGATGGCGAATCAACTAACGCATTGTTTGAAATGACAGAGCGCTATTATCAAAACTTACCTTCATTTGTTAAGCCTTCAACGGGCGCAGCTAACGCCAAAGAATTACACTTTGATGTACTTGATTCAGGCTATAAGATCGGAACAGCAGGTAATAAGGCTGTAGGTCGAGGCCAAACAATACAATACTTTCATGGTTCTGAAGTAGCTTTTTGGATGAATGCCAGCGAGCACACAAAAGGAATTATGCAAGCCGTACCTGACGCAGATGGAACAGAGGTTATCTGGGAAAGTACTGCAAACGGTGTTGGTAACTTCTTCCATGAACAATGGAAACTAGCCGAAAAAGGATTATCAGAGTTTCAAGCCATCTTCGTTCCTTGGTTCTGGCAAGCTGAATATAAAAAAGTATTGCCTGAAGGTTTCATAACCGATGAAGAAGAAAACAAATTAAAAGACCATTACTCATTAACAGATGAACAAATGTTCTGGCGACGAATGAAGATTGCCGAGTTAACAACTGATGGTATAGACGGATTAAAAGCATTCAAGCAAGAGTATCCAATGAATGCGGCTGAAGCTTTCCAGGTGTCAGGTGGTGATGGTTTGATTAACGCTGATCACTGTATGAAAGCCAGGAAAGAAACGGTTAATGGTTCAGGCCCGTTGATTGTCGGTGTTGATCCATCTAGAGGGGGTGATAGGTTCGCAATACTTAGGCGGCAAGGTCGCAAGATGTACGGCATGGAATCGTATATAGGCGAAGACTGTAACGCTTTAGGAAAGAACGTGGCTATATGTAAGCGCATACTAGACACAGTTTGTCCTATTGCTGGTAAAAAACCAGATATGATGTTTGTGGATTATGGTGCAGGCGCCGACATAGTTGATAGATTGCATGAATTAGGTTATCAAAAACGAGTCAAGTCTGTTCATTTTGGTTCCACACCTTTAAACCCTGTTAAGTACAAGAACAAACGAAATGAAATGTGGGGTGAAATGGCTGATTGGTTGGTTGATGAAAACTTACCTGCTCAAATACCTGATGATGATGAGATGCAAGCAGACCTGTGCGCAAGCCCGTACAATAGAGATTCAAACGACCGTCGTGTATTATGGGCAAAGGATAGGATTAAAAAAGATTACGGCTTTTCACCTGATTACGGTGATGCAGGCGCTTTGACATTTACAGAGCCGGTTAATAAACAAACAGAATCAATTGATTTTTCAATGGAGTGGTAATGAAGACTAACGACGATAAAGATATACATAAGACCGCTCTTGGTAGATACCAGCGCATCGAAGATAAAGAACGCTCGCAAAGAGATGAAGCACTAGAAGATATACGTTTTGCGCAAACTGAAGGGGGTCAATGGGATAGTGACGCAAGAGAAAAGCGCCAAGGCCGACCAATGTACACGATTAACCGAGTAGCCGGAGCAATTGACCAGCTAAACGGCGATCAAAGACAAAATAGAACATCAATTAAGATTAGGCCGGTATCAGGTGGAGCGACAGAAGATGTCGCCAAAGTCATGGAAGGCTTGATTCGCAATATTGAAACACAAAGTAAGGCATTGAACGCTTACGATAACGCATTCGATGAAACTGCAAATGGTGGTTATGGTGGGTGGCGCGTAGTCACTGAATTCCCTGATGACGATGTTTTCGATCAAGATGTGAGAATTAAACAAGTATTAGGTGCCACAACTGCATTATGGTTCGATCCTTCAGCGCAAGAGTACGACAAACGCGATGCTAATTATGCGTTTTATACTACGTTAATGACAAAGGAAGAAAGGGAAGATAAGTACCCTGACAAGTCTTTATCAGAATGGCCGACAGATATTAACAGCCTTAGATTAAACTCTAATAGTTGTAACATGTGGAACACTGAGGATAACTACCTAGTTGCTGAATACTGGGTTAAGACTCCAGTTAACAAAGAAATTGTATTGCTTTCTGACGGCAGAGTAATTGACGCAACAGAAGACGGAGCGGCATTGAATGAGTTAGCAGCGCAAGGCATAACAGAAGTTAAGCGTAGAAAGGTTAAGTCGCATAAGGTGCAAATGTATGTAATGGACGGCGGCGGTATCTTAGAAGGGCCAAAAGAATGGGCCGGTAAATTTATCCCGCTAATCCCAATGTATGGCCGTCAAACGTATATTGAGGGCCAGTGGTTTATTAGAGGGCTTGTAAGGTTTGCTAAAGACCCAGCGCGAATATATAACTATGGTACGTCTACATCGATTGAGACAACAGCGCTTACACCTAAAGATCCGTATTGGTACACGCCAGCGCAAGTGTCAGGTCACGAAGACAAGTATCGCAACTTCAATACACAAAACAGTCCTTTTATGCCTTATAACCCTGACCCTATAGCTCCAGGGCCACCAGCTAGAACAGGCGCTCCTTCAGTTAATAACGCTTTACTTGCTCAAATACAGCAGGCAAGCATGGACTTGTATCACGTTACAGGAATGCAACCGCCTTCAATTGGGGTTAATCCTGAACTGAAAAGTGGAAAGGCTATCATCGCTCAAGAGAAACAAGGCGACCGAGGGTCATTTGTATTTGAAGATAACAAAAACAAATCTGTTAATTATACGGCTGAAATATTGCTGGACTTGATACCCAGAATCTATGACGCGCCACGACTTGAACAGGTGTTAGCTCAAGACGGTGAGACTGAAAGCGTACAGATTAATGAAACGGTATTAGACCAAGAAACAGGTGAAGAGGTTTTGGTTAATGATTTATCCCTTGGTAAATATGCGGTAGTAACTGAAACAGGACCGGCATTCTCGACGCAACGTGAAGAATCAGCGCGGCAAATAATTGATCTTATTGGAGAATCAACATTCTTTGAAGGAATAGCGATGGATCTAGTAGCTAAAGACTTACCTATTCTTGAAGCTAAAGAGCTAACGAAACGAGTTAGAAAAGTTTATATTCAACAGGGTATCGTCGAGCCGACAAAGGAAGAAATTAAAGAGTTAGGCTTGGATCAGCCGCAACAACCAGATAAACAGCAGGAAGCAATCACAACTAACATTGAAATGCAGACAGAAGAGTTGATGGGCAAGATTGAAGAACGCGATGCCAAGACATTGCAGATTACTATTGATACTCAAAACTCCACCATAAAAGCGTATAAAGATTTGATGGACGCTTACAAAGTGCAAAGAGAAACAGGCATTCCTCTAACCAGCGATGATAGAAACATTATCCTAAAACAGCAGGATATAATTGAAGAAGCACAACAGAATATCGACGAAGGTCCGAACAGAGAGCAAGCACAAAGCATGATAAATGAAGGTTTGATTCAGCCACAAGCTGAAGATTCGGAAGGTGCAAGACGTTTAACGGTAGAAACACCAAGCGCATCAGCCGGTCAAGACATTGTCAACTGATAGTTTTAAACTATCGTAATGTGATATATAATAGATTTTATTAAAGCCCCGTGGCGCTTAGCCATCGTTAAAAAGGAAATAGAAATGACAGAAGCTGCACTTAGTGACGACCCGAACATGCCACCATTAGATGATGTTTTATCTAATGACGTAGTAGAGGAAGTCAAAACGGAATCAGCACCCGTTGAAACGGATGAGACACCCGCAGAGCCTGCACCGGAAGAAATGACGGATCGAGCACAGAAACGTTTCAATAAAATAACGGCGGAAAAATACGCAGAGAAACAACGAGCAGACGAACTTCAGCGAAAACTAGACGAGCGACAAGCGCAGCCAGAAACGGCAAGCGGAGCCCCAAAGCTAGAAGACTTTGATTATGATGAAGCGCTATATAGTGCAGCATCAATAAAACATCAAGTAGCTGAAGCGGTAAAAGCGGAAAGAACAGCACTACAGACAGAAGCAAACCAGGCAACAGCAGCGGAAGCACAACGCGCTTTCAATGATAGAATCACTGCTATGAATAAGCCAGACTTTGCAGAAGTTGCTGGAGCGGTTCCTAATCTACCGAATGGTGTAGCAGATGCGTTAGTGCAGTCTGAGAACGGGGCAGAGTTGATTTATCATCTTGGCACTCACTTAGATCAAGCTGACAAACTGGCTAATATGTCACCAAGTCAAGCAATTATGGAACTCGGTAAAATCTCAGCAAATTTAACGGCCAAACCTAATATTAAATTAAGTGCAGCACCAGAACCTATCGCACCAATATCATCAGGCGGCACTCTCAATAAAGATTTAGGAGAGATGTCGATGGAAGAGATATATGGGCTATAGGGCGGTCTTAGGAGAATACAATGAGTAACAATTTCAAGAATACCAGCCTTGTAACAAAGATTGCAGTAAAAGAGTTTTTAAACGCACTAGTGATGGGTCAGAAAGTTGATCGACAGTTAGATTCACAATTCCGTAAAGTAGGCGCGTCTATTGATGTACGCCGACCTGTTAGGTTTGAAGCAAGTTCAGGCGCTACGCTTGGAACTGCCACAGACATTGAAGAAAGAGCAGCTACTGTTACTCTTGATCAGCGTCAAAAAGTACATTTCGAAATCACTTCTCAAGACATGACTTTGAAAGTTGAAGACATGACAGAGCGCTTTATTCGTCCAGCAATGGAGGAGCTGGCGCAAAAGGTTGAGGTTGATTTAGCAGCTGTTTATACAAATATCGGTAACTTCTCAGGCACTCCAGGCACTACACCAACTAGCTTTTTAACAGTTGCATCAAACGGCGCTGTATTAAGTAAGTTAGGCGTACCAATGCAGGATCGTTGCTTGTTTGTTAATGCAGACGCAGCGGTTGCACTGGCTGACGGTCTTAAAACTGTATTCCCTGATTCGATTGCAAGAAAAGCAATTGAAGAAGCTTCAGTTGGTCGTTATGGTCGTTATGACATCTTTGAATCTAACAGTTTAGCAACTCACACTGTTGGTGCTCATGGTGGCACGCCACTTATTAACGGCGCGGCTCAGTCGGTAACTTACGCTGCTTCTGGCGACTCAATGACTCAATCATTAGTAACAGATGGCTGGACAAACTCAATTACTAATGTGTTGTTAGCGGGCGATGTAATTACTATCGCGGGCGTTAACTCAGTAAATCGTAGAACTCGCGTAGATACTGGAGACCTTCAAACGTTTACAGTAACAGCGGATGCTACATCAGGCGCTTCTACAGGCCCAGCAACGCTAACTATTTCACCGCCTATGATTATTAGTGGGCCTTATCAGACAGTAACAGCAGCTCCAGCAGATGGCGCAGCTATTGTTGTTAAAACTGGTACGGCGGGTGCTAGTTATCCTCAAAACCTTGGTTTCCATAAGAACGCTATTACACTTGCAATGGCTCCTTTGGATATGCCGGAAGATGGAGTAAGCGCAGCGCGCGAAAGCTTCAAAGGAATCTCTATTCGTTCAGT